TAATCATGGCTCTAGTAAAATGCATCTTGTTGACCAAGTTCTTTGGGCAGCAATGGCAGGTGCAGATAACTTTGCAGGAAGTGGGGTTACAGGGGCGTCCGATACTGATGGAAACTACACTCGTAGCACAAATCCAGTAGCTGGAGTGGGCGGAGTGAGTGGTGTAGTTCATGATGAAGCTGGTGCAACTCTTCCCTCTGGCGGAACTGGGGGTCTTTTAGACTTTAAAAACTCAAATCGTGCAACTCTTCCAAAAATGACTTTGTATTTTGTATTTGAAACAGATACTACCAATCCAATGGTATATAAACTCACAAGTGCGATTGTAAATGAGTGTTCTATTGATTTTGATATTGATGGAATCGCTACTGCCAACTGGTCAGGTTTTGCAAAAGAAGTAACAGATATGCAATCAGCAGGAAAAGTAATTACTCAAGCAACCACTCCTTCTGTTGATGGCGATAAAGTTTTCTTAAACTCTAGCAGTGACTTTAAGTTATCGGTTCCAATTGATGCAGATAATGGAGGAGGCGCTTCCCCTGTATATGATGCTTTTAGGTCAGCTATTGATGTAGGTGTTACCTCTACAAATAACTTTATTCGTAATCGTTTGACCCAACTTGAAGTTCGCGGTCAGAATCCAGATGTAATGGAAGGTAAGCGACTTACTATTTCTGGTGAAAGTTCCGGTACATTTACTACAAGCGCTGCCCATGGTTTAAAAGTTGGCGATACTATTCGAATGAGTGGAATTACGGGAACGGATGCTGCAACTTTTAATAATCTTAATTTGTTTGTTAAAACTGCACCAAGCGCAACTACATTTACTGTATCTGCAACAGATGGAGGAAGTGCTCTTTCCGGAACTGTTACAACATCTGGAAGTCCTGTAGTTGATACAGGTATTTATAACTTTACTCTGACAGGTGGAAACATTACTATTTCAAATAATGTTACGTACTTGGTTCCAGAAGAAATTGGTACTATTAACAAGCCAATTGAAGGTGTAACTGGAGCTCGAGGAATTGGCGGAAGCTTTACCTGCTATCTTGTATTTGATGATGCTACAGGAAATACTGGTGCTTCTGCAGACTTCTTTGCGGATCTTGTAGATCCAACTAAGGGTCTTACAAAAGTTGTTAACGATTTTGATGTTACCTTCAAGGTTGGCGGTACTGTAGCAGGCGAACCACGTGTTCACTTTAACTTCCCGAAAGTACATATTGATGTACCAACTCATAATATTGAAGACATTATCTCATTGGAGACAAACTTTGGTGCTTACACTGAAGACTTTGATACTGCTGATGAGTTTCAAGTCGAGGTGTTTGGAGTTAGCGCGTAATAAAAATAATAGTTTTACTAAAACCCGCTTCGGCGGGTTTTTTCTTTCCAGGTCATAAAAATAATTCTTGACATATCAGCTCACCTTCGTTATAATATGTGTTATAAATGCCCAATAACTTTTTAAGGAACACAACATGACTGATAAAACTCCTGTTTCTCTTGCGAGTCTTATGACTCCCAGTAAAACAGTTTCGATAGACTTTCCTGGCTTCTCAGGACTAAAAATAGATCTTTGTTATCTTGCACGAGAAGAGCTTATAAAACTTCGTAAACGTTGTTTAATAACTAAGTTTAACAGAAAAACTCGACAACCAGAAGAAGAGCTAGATGAAGAAAAGTTTTTAACAGAATATTGTAAAGCAGTAATTAAGGGATGGAAAGGGCTGAAATTTCGATACCTAGAAGAGCTTCTTTTGGTTGATATTTCTGAACAAGATCCCGAAGATGAGCTGTCTTATACTCAAGAAAATGCAGAACTTCTTATGAAGAATGCAAATGATTTCGATACTTGGGTAACTGAATCAGTAGGTGATCTTGAAAATTTTACGAGCAACAAGTAGTTGAAATAAAAAAACTACTTGAACGATACGTAAAAGAAAGCACACAGATAGATATAGATAAATATCTATTAATATGTGAACAGTTAGGGCAAGAACCTGACCCAGCCAAAATGCCGCTCGAATCTTCTTCATTCCCGGAGGAAGTTCAAGTGGCATTTTTTATATATGGACTTTTGTCCGATCGCTGGGATGGAATGTCAGGCACATACTTAGGAAAAGACTGGAACCATTTAGAGTATATATTTAAATTATACAATATAGATAGTCCAAAAGAAGTATTTTTCTTTTTAAAACTTTATGAAAGTATCATAATATCAGACAGAGCAGAAGAAGCAGAAAGAAAGCGAAAACTAGAAGAGCGTAAGAAAAGATCTTCAGGAGGTGGAAAACAGTACACCCATAAAGTTAGCGGCTAATGGCAGCAAATGAAATTAATTTAACTATTAAAGTTTCTGATGACGGAAACCTTAAAATAGTTGGAAAAAATGCAGAAAAAGCAGCAGACGGACTAAATAAAGCCGGGAAATCTGCTCGCACTGCCGATCGTAACTTAAAAGGTGCCTCTCAGCAGTCTGCAAATGGTACTAAAAACTTTTCTAAAATGGCGCAAGGTATTTCTGGTTCCCTTGTACCTGCTTATGCTACTCTTGCTGCAAATATATTTGCAATCACAGCAGCTTTTGGGTTTTTAAAAGAATCTGCAGATTTTAGAGTTCTTCAAGATGCTCAGATTGCTTTTTCATCTGCGACTGGAGTAGGCTTACGAAGTCTTACATCAGATATTAAAGAAGCAAGTGATGGTCTAATTGGATTTAAAGAATCTGCTCAAGCTGCCGCGATTGGTGTTGCTGCAGGATTAAATCCAAAACAAATAGAAGGATTTGCTGAAGGTGCAAAAAACGCTTCTTTGATTTTGGGAAGAGATGTAACAGATTCTTTTAATCGTCTTATTCGAGGTGTCACAAAAGCAGAACCAGAACTTCTTGATGAACTTGGTATTATTCTTCGATTAGATGATGCCACAGCTAAATACGCTGCTAGTATAGGAAAAGCGGCAAAAGATTTATCTGTTTTTGAAAGAAGTCAAGCAGTCGCCGTAGAAGTACAAGAACAATTAGACAAAAAATATGCTTCTGTTGCAGGTGCAGTCCAATTACAGTCTAATGCCGTAGCTCAGTTGGGTGTTGAGTTTGAAAAAGTACTATTACCCTTCAGAGAATTTATTACAAGTATGGCAGAACCAACCGCAAAGTTTCTTGCAGATAATATTCGTGCTTTAACTGCTGCTTTTGCACTCTTTGCAATCCCTTTAGTAAAAGCAATTATTCCCAACTTAGAAGCTTGGGGAGAGACTTCAAGAGAAGCTGCAATGGAAGCAGCAGATGCATATGAGTATGCAAAACTAGAAATTGAAGAATTAAAAATTGCTCAAGATAAGTTAAATCAATCTTCTCCGCTAAAGGGGGCTCAAGAAGCCTTACAAGGTGTAGATGTAAAATCAAAAGGTGCAAAAGCAATTCAAGCTGGAGATTTTGAAAATGTAAGTCCAAAACAAGTAAATGCTCTTTTAGCTGCAGCGGAAAAAGGAAAAGGCGCAGTAGTTGATATGAGCAATGAAATGCGTACTCAATATATAGCTTCTCTTAAAGCTATGAAAGATAACACCGATACGCAAATGGGTTTTATAGAACGAAAATTTAAAAAAACAACTACATTTCTTTCTTTGCAAGCCAAGAGAGTAGAAGCTGCTTGGAAAGGAGCAATGGCAAAAGTTAAGTCTGCTGGAGAGCTTGCTGCAAAAGGAGTTGATAAAGCATTTAAAGGAATGGCGCTTATAGGAATCATAGTTCTTATAAAAGATTTAGCTGTTCAAGCAGGAGAAGCTTTAGGAGTTATTGGACAGAGTCAAGAAATACAAGATCTTGCAAATAGCTTTAAAGATTTACAAAAAGATTTAAAAAATACTTCTATAGAATTTTCTAAGTTTACAGAAATTCAAAATGCATTCTTTGAAAAAAATGCAGGAAAAATTACTTTAGATCAAGTTGCTGCAGTTACTGGTTTTGCATCTCAAGCAGGATCAAAGCTAACAGAGATAAATGAAGCTTTTGTAGAAATGGAGCGGCTACGAGCAAAAGGACTTGACTTAGATGCAGGTACAGCTTCTCAACTTTTACTCGGCTATGAAAATATCGAAGATGCAGCAAAAGGGCTGGCAGCTGAATCAGTAGCACTAACAGGTCAGCTTATAGAGGGGCTCGAAGCAGGAAAGCTCGCTTCTCAAACATTCGGTGGAGAGTTTATAGGTTTAGTAGAAAAAATAAGAGCTAAAGGAGGTATTACTGGTCTTACTGATGACGAGAGAGAAAGGTTTGCAGAGCTTAGCACACATTTTAGCGAGCTTCAATCTAAAGCAAATATTCTTAAAGAAGAGAATCAAGCAATCAGTCAAGAATATGATCGCCAGCTTGCAAGTGTTACTCAGTTTCAAACTTCTACAACTCAACTTGTAAAACGAATTGAACAACAAATAGAAGCGGAAGGAGAGATTACAAGTGATAATGAAGCTCGTTTAGCTACTTATCAGAAGCAACTGGCTGTATTGAAAAAAATTCATGATGCTGAGATTAAGTTTGCAAATGATAGAAATAGACTAGAGTTTGCAAAAACTAAAGCAATGATAGGGGCTACAGAACTCCAAAGACAAGAAAGAGATCGTTTGCTACAAATACAAGGCATAGAAATAGATAGAGCAGAGCTTCAAAATCAACTTGATTTAGCAACAGCAGACGGAGTAGAAAGAGATCAAGACAAAATTGACTCTTTAAATATTCAGTTAGGAATTTTAGATGCACAAGAAGAGTCTTTAATTCGTCAAGGCGAATTAGCGGCTCAATTAGCAGATACTTTAAAACAAAGTTTTGAAACTGCTATGACCAAAGGATTAGCTGACCTAATAAAAGGTGATGAAACTAGTATTAAAGATGCAATTGCTTCTCTTGCTCGTAGTGTTCTTTCTTCTTTAGCAGATACTTTAGCAACAAATATAGTTAGCTCAATAATGAATGCGGGACAAGAAACTCCAGAACAAAAGATAAAAACCGCAATGCATGAGGCAGCAGACTACCATGCAATGAAAATTAAAGAAGCCTTGGGAAGTCCAACAGGGACTGCCGAAGGTAGTGCTAAATCATCAGTACTAGAAGAAATTACTGTAGACGCTGAAAAAGTTAGCACAGAGCCTCCTAAAAAGAAAAAAGGTCTCATGGAAAAACTTTTTGGTGAATCAAAAACTACTGCGACAAGAGATGATACACATGGTGCAGAAGGAGTCACAGTAACACAAAAAGTTGGAGGTAGTGTAAACAACTTTCTAGGTGCTTTTAGTGATATATTTGATAAGAATGCTGAAGGCGGCTTTATGGAAAAATTAGGTATTGCTTTTGAAGCGGGCGGTAATATATTCTCAGATCTTTTTGGAAGTCTCGGAGACTTGTTCGGAGGTCTATTTGAAGGCATGGGAGGGGCAGGAGGAATTATGTCCTTCTTCGGGTTTGCAAAGGGAGGAATTGCAAAAGGCGGATTTCGTTCCATGGCATATGCTTCTGGAGGAGTTGCTACTCGCCCAACTATTGGATTAGTTGGAGAAGGTAAGCATAATGAAGCAATTGTACCCTTGCCAGATGGAAAATCTATTCCTGTTTCTATGCCCGGAGGAGGAGCAGGAGGAATACAACAAAATAATGTAACTGTAAATGTTGCAGTAGACTCCGATGGAAATGGATCCACAGAAGTAGAATCAGGACAACAAGGAGCAGACTTAGGACGAATGGTTGCAGCAGCAGTTCAAAGAGAGCTAATAAATCAAAAAAGAGCGGGCGGTATTCTTAATCCAATGGGAGTAGCATAATGGCAGAGTTTACAATGACAATTCCTGCAGACTCAATTTCTACAACTGTAAAAACAACTGCAGAAGCTGCCACAAGTCAAGCAATAGTTTCTGTTGCTACAGTCAGTTCATTTTTTGTAGGAGATAAAGTATCAGGAACTAATGTTCCTTCTAACTCAACAATAAGTTCTATAGATATTCCGAATAAAAGAATTACTCTAAATAATAATATAAGCACTGCTATTGCCAACAATACTACTCTTACTATAACTCATCCGCCTTCTGATGTAAAAGTTACTGTTGATCGAGGATTAAATAAAAAGACAAAACAACGTGTACTTACAGCACAATTTGGAGATGGGTACTCTCAAAGAGTACGACACGGAATAAATCCAAAAGATGATATATTCAGAGTAACCTTTAAAAATCGTTCCAGCGCAGAAATAAATAGATTAGCTAAATTTTTTGATAATTTTGCTGCAAAAGCTTTTCCATTCACAGTTACTGACTTTGATGGAGAAACTCAAATGAAAGTAACTTGTGATGACTACAGTGTTTCATATATACAAACAACTGTTCATAATCTTTCCGCAACTTTTATAAGAGTGTATGAACCGTAATGACAGACGTAATAGATACAGTACAGTTAAATGAAATAGATGATCCTATACTAGAGTTTTTTGATATTACTCTTCCAGGACATCCAAAAAGTGCGACTGATACTACAGGAACTTTTCACTTATTTCCAGGATTAGAACAGGGAGGAAATGCAACTGTAACTTTTGATGGAAACGAATATTATGCTATTCCTATTCAATTAACAGGGCAAGAAGTAGCTTCTTCAGGTACAATTGCTAGACCCACTCTCGCTATTGCCAATATCCCTGCTTTAACAAAAACAGCAGACAGTAAAGAAATGGTAGGTGTTCAAGCAATTAGAAACGATTCAGATTTAACTCTTCCTTTTGAAACAAATGATGATTTAATTGGAACAAAGATTGTATATAGAAGAGCTTTTGAGTCTGCTTTAGATACTACCAATCCTCCGGAATTTCCTAGTCAAACTTATTTTATTGATAGAGTTGCATCTGAAAATAATATTATTGCAACTTTTGAACTAGCATCCCCTATGGATGTAGAAGGCGTAACAATACCTGCAAGAAGAGTTGTGGGGAAATATTGCTCTTGGCAGTATCAAGGTAAAGCTTTAGGGTTTGGAGGGGGCTGCAGTTGGGGATATACTGCGGCAGACCAAGGCGGCTATATTGATAAAGACAATAATAGAATAACGGGAATTATAGGAAACTGGTCTAATATTTCCGGAGGAAATTATAGTGTAACAGCCGCAGGAGTGGGCGACAAAGTATTTACAGAAGAAAGCGGAACAAATCAAAGGCAGATTTGGGAAGCTATACTTCCTCATGCTCATGGCGCAAAAGACCCTAGAATATTTAGACGGTATTGGAAAAGAATAGATGTATGTGGAAAAGTTTTAGATTCTTGTAAGATAAGATTTCAAAAGTATATAAAAAATTTCACAGCGGTGGCTTCAGCTAGTGGAGATACTACAAAAACTACTATTACTTTTGCAGATGCTCATCGATTTGAAGTGGGAGACGAAGTCATTATCTATGTAAGTCAAGGCGGTACCTTACGCACAGCTTTATCGGGAACAAAAACAATTTCAGCAGCAACTAATACTACTAATGACTATACTATAACTATAGATGCAGATATTAGCTCTGCCGCGTCATTAAATAGTAGTGATAAATGGGTAGAAGATGCGGATTTCAATAAACAAATGCATTTACCTTTCGGAGGATTCCCAGGATCGAAACAGTTCCGATGATTGAAGAAATACAACAGCATTTTGAAAAAGAATATCCTAGAGAAGCGTGTGGTGTAATTGGTATTGTAAAAGGTAAAAGACAGTGGTTTCCTTGTGAAAATTTAGCAAAAGGAACAGAAAATTTTGTATTATCCTCAAAAGACTACTTAAATATAAAAAGTAAAGCGGATATTTTAGGAATTGTTCAT